ATATACATCACCTTTGATATGCCCCGCCCCGGATAAGGGTACTCTTTCCCAATGTGCAAGCCCAGTATACTTTCTAAGAATGTCTCTTATCTTGTACTCGGCTGTACGCCCCTTAGCTCTGCTATCAAGAGCCACTAGCTAACAGTTCCTTATCGCTCTTGAATCCGGAATCTTTTACTACTAACATAGCTCTTTCTAACTGTGAGTACTCTACTCTACCTGGCCCTACAAATACTCTATTACCATTCTTGAATATTACTATACTAGGGGTAACACTGCTTTCTAAAATAGGCTCTGTAAGGCTCTTTAAGTCAAAGGAAGCCCAAGACATATCCTGGTTAGCTTCAGCTGCTTTTTCCACATCATCCAAAAAGAACTCACAAGCTGGGCATCCATCTTTAAATACGTATAGAACTGCGTACTTGCTATCGTTCTTCCACTTTGCCACCTGCTCTACGGTGGCAATCTTATTTAACTCCATTATCCTTCCTCCAAGTGCGATATATTATTCTCTTTTATTACTAATACCTTGGTTAGCAATGGATGGCTCCATTGATGGGATACCAAATAGGTATTTAAGTCTGGCTCATCTATAAGAATTTCAACTAATCTCTCTTTACCAAAATCGTCTAACACCCCGATTACTTCGTCAAGGAATAGTACATTGATTTTAGTCTTAGATAGAGTAGCCATTAAAGAGCGTATTGCTAGTAACATAGCTGTATTTACTCTTGCAAACTCTCCAGAAGATAGGGCTAATATATTAATAGGCATACCATTATCCACAATGATTACATTAAGCTTATCATTAGCAATATCAAAGTTTAGCTCAAATCTTCCATCTGATAGCTCACCCAAATAGGTATTAGTTAATTCCTCTAAGTCTTTAACCATGTTTTCGATTTTATAAGCTACTAGTCCATTGGTACTAAATGCTTTCTTTAGAACTTCTAGGTTAGCATAATCATCTTGTATGTTACTCAACTTACTCTGCTTGTTTTCTAGCGACTCCAGAAATTCAGATAGTTGAGTCTGTACATACTCTACTTCTGTGTTGTGCTTAGTTGCACTTATGTTATGACACTCAATAGCTTTTATCTCTGCTACTTGCTGCTTTAGCTCCAACTGAAGACCTTCGATAGTTTCTCTTAAGTCCTTCTCGTCATTTAACGAAGTAGGAATAGAATCATCGATAAGGCTGTTATACTTTTCAAAATCAGCCACAACTTTAGCATGCTTCTGGTAAATTGTATTAACGTGTTTCTGTACTGCTATTTCCTGCTCTAGCTGCAACTTAGACTCAGCATGCTCACCTGCACTAGCTCTATTAAACGTAATAATAGTTTCCGTAACTTCTTCGTTAATATCTTGCAGACAAGTCGGGCATTCATGCCCTAGTTTCTGCAACTTGGCTACAACTGCGTTATTACCCTGTATTAAACCGTTAAGCGCGCCCACAGAGGATACCTTATCATCATAGTTACTAGGCCTATCGGGAGTTCGTGTAAGCTCTGAGATATCTATATTGTCCCTTAGCTGTATATACTGGTTATTTTGCCCTATCTTCCTGTTAAGAGTATCTATGTCTTGTAGAGTTCTCTTATTGTCGGATAAAGTCTCTTGTAGCCCTAAGTCCGCAGTTTTACTCTCTTTTAACTCTTGAGTATCTGTTGGTAGTTTCTTATGCTTATCAATCCAAGAAGATATAGTAGAAATACTACCCTGCAACTCTTTTACCTCATCAGACAGCTCTTTGTGGGCGTCTTTAAAGATACTGAAGGTATCCATGTACTTCTCTAGATTTAGTAACTCGATTAGAAACTTCTTTCTTGTAGTATCTGTAGCAGTTAAAAACTGCAAGCTAGATGTGGTACTTTGGTAAACTAATTGACTAAAAGTCTTGAAGTCTAGCCCTAGAATAGCCTCTACTTGTTTATATGTATTAGTAGCAGTATGAGAGGAGATATCTTCTCCATCTCTAGTAAGAGTAACCTTTAAACTCTTAGCTCTACTAGACTCAATAGTATAAGGCACCCCGTCTACTGCGAAGTTTAAAGAGATGTAGTAAGTATCTGTGTCTAACTGCCTATTAACAATATCAGACTTCTTAATACCTTTTGAGTTTTTATTGAATAGAACCTCTTCAAGGATAAGGGGTATACTACTCTTACCAGTACCATTAGTTCCCACTAATTGAGTTAGGTTAGTCTCGCTTAGGTCAGTACTATTATCTTCTCCATAGCTGAAACAATTACTCCACTTCAGTTGCTGCAATATAATCATGATACACTCCTAATATGCTTTTTACTTTCTTATTGTTAAGTTCCAGTACCTTACTTAGATACTCATGCAGTTCTTCTTCTACAGTAGTACATTGCATTAAGTCTAGTGAAGATTCAGTGTTTCTCTTTACTACTTTCTTGTCAAGTAGTTCTGAGTCTCCATCAACCTTAGATAGGTCAGTCACATCGCCTTCTAGCTCGTAGATGGTATGATGGAACCCTGTTTTAATCATTTGGTCTGGGTGAGATACTGTTTCTCTTAGTAGTTGTGGCATACGTAGCTTTAGCCAGCTCCAGTCTAGGGTCTCGCTATCAAATAGCACAACGCCTGTGTCTACTGGGTTACGGTGGAAAGAAGTAGTAACTGGGCTGCCCGGATATACAATGTTTCTTTGACAGTTATCATGTGAGTGTAAGTCTCCCGCCAACACTACGTTCCATCTGTCAAACTTACTCAAGTCGATCTCGGGGTGTACGTGTGGGGGAATCTCGCCCCTTACATGAGTCATAAGAACGTTTCCTGTAAAATCCTCAGGGTCAAACTCCTTTAGCCTATTGTAAGGTATAAAGTCCATGTCATCTATCTTGTAGTAGTCATCTATAATCTCTACTAAAGGGTTTAGATGGGCTGTTACTTCTTTTAAGTTAGTAAGAAAAGTTGTAGTTTTCTTTAGTGCCTCATGGTTTCCCGGGTATATTAAGGTTCTTATACTAACTCCCTTTACAAAGTCAAAGTATACCTCTAGTTCTTCTAGGTTGGGAACTCTGTCAAATAGGTCTCCACCTATGACATGCATGTCTACTTGTCTCTCTAGTTTATATAGCTCTTTAAATAGTAAGCTATACCGGTTCAGAGCCCAAGTCTTAGGAACGTTTTTCTGTCCTAGCTTTAAGTGCCAATCGGCTGAATATAATATCTTCATTTATTTTTCTCCAGATAAAAAAGGCCTATTGAACTTTAGCTGCTCAATAGGCCTTTAGTTAGCGACGTGGTATTAGATAAGTTCTGCTGCTACGTCTGCTGGTACATCTTCAGATGCCGCCATGCCTAGAATCTTAGTTTCAATGAACTCTTTTTGATTCTCTGCAGTAGGTCTCTTTAGCACTCCATCGATAGACTCAGTAGCTTCAACCACTGTCTTCTCAGCGTCTGTAAGTGGTCTATTCTCTAAGGCTCTTACACGTAGTTTGTACTCTACGTTGAATGGTAATGGACCGGTCTTTTCTTTAGTGAACTTAATGTCCCAACCAGTATCTACATCTGTAGGGTCGCCTAAGCCTTCTTTAGCCTCAAACTTAATTGAGTCAAATAGTTTACGCTTAAGGTTAACTACTTTTGCCTGGCCGTCCTTCATGTCAATACCGTACATTACATATGCCCATGATGGCTTCATGCGCTCGCCGTTATCGTCTTTAAGTAGCTTCTCTACCCAGTCTACTTCCTTGTTATCGAAAGCTTCCGTATCACGGTTGTATGCTAAGCACTCCATAGGGATGCGTTTGCCGTCTGATGGGTTAGTCACCCAGTACACGTATCGAGCTAAGATGCCACCGAATAGTCTTACCTCGTTTTCTCCCTCGTTGTATGTGTATGTAGTGAATGAATTCTTTTTAGCTGAGCCTTTTGTTTCTCCGAAATTTAATGCCATTGTATGTCCTCGTATATAAGTGTTATTTGATTGTTATTTATCTTTAGTAAGCGATTACTCTCTAGTTCCTTAATGGAATAGTTAGCAAACTCTAGCGGTATAGTTGTTGTAGTGAAAAATGAAAAGTCTAAATAATTTCTAAGACTAGCTAAGTGTAGATATTGTACTAAGTTAGAGTTAGGAGCCTTTTGTCTGTTTAATAGTAAGGGTTCTGGGTTAACTATGAAGCTATCCCCAATAAGTTTTAAGTATAACGCAGGGTCTCTATATAAGTGGGGGTTTATAAGTACATCCATAAGTCTAAGTAATTCTTCCGAAGAACCATTGCTAAGACTTACCATACTATCCCAATTAAATTTTATCATTTATATTTCCACTTTTCAAAACATATTATACCATCTGTTCAGCGTTTTGTCAAGAAATATTTTTTAGTCGGTATCCCTCTTTCACATAGGTTCCAGTTCTGGATTCTGCCTGTCTTGCTGCAGTTTTTCCCTTTAACTGTATGTCTACGATAACAGGGTCTTTCTTGTTATCACACACCCTAATAACTCTTCCTATTAACTGTATTAGCAGGGGTTCATTATTAATGGGTGTACCTAGTATAAGGCATGACAGTTCGTTTAGGCTTATACCTTCACTGAAGATACTCTGAGTGCCAAATAGTATCTCCTTCTCTCCTGTCTTTATCATCCTCATACCTTCCTCTCTTTCCTCAGTAGATAGCCCTCCTGTTATGCTAATAGCATTGTCGCCACACAATTCTGCACATGACTTTAGAAGAGAAACCCTATCACTAACCACCAGCACTCGGTGACCCTTCGCAGCGTACACAGAAGCTAGTTGAGCTATCATATGCTGGTACTCCGGGTCGAATGCTACTTGGTTAATTCTAAGCGCCCAAGGAATAGAAGCTCCATCGGGGAATCTCACTTCGCTATGTACTCTAGTTATACTAGGTACCATGAAATTCTCCTTTTTGGGTTGGTAAACAATACTTCCAAAGTAGTCTTTGAAAATAACGTGCTTACCGTCTTTGCGTTTAAGCGTACCCGATAACCCTATCTTGTACCTAGCTTTCATTTTATCAATGATTTTACTAAAGGTAGGGGCACTGACGTGATGGCACTCGTCAATCATTACAGTACCGAATAGTTCTGAAACTTCCTGTACTCTCTTACTTAAGGTTTGGACATTGGCTACCACTATAGGAGTGCTAGTGTCGAACTTACCGCTTCCTATAATACCCGGTTCAAACCCTAATGTTTTCTTTATCTCCTTAGCCCACTGCGTACGCAACCCTACAGTGTGTGTGATGACCAAGGTCTTCTGTTTAAGCTTAGCTGCCACAGCTATAGCAGTAAAAGTTTTACCCCAACTAGTGAAAGCATTAATCATACAGCTATCATTAACTTGGTCATATACTTCTTTCTGCGATTCTCTAAGCTCTAGTTTAAACTCTGGAAACTGTACTACATTTCTAACTCTTTTATCTACTATCTCATACCCTTCTGGCACTAAGTCCATTCTTCCGGAAGGTACGCTGGCTAGCTCTGTATTTACTCTAGCCATTGTTTTAATTATCTCGGGTGGTAAGTCGAATCTATACGCTGGTATAGAGTAGGTAAGAATACTATCTAATTCAGCTTGCATCTCTGCATCTGCATTAAGGTATATCCTATTAGTTAGAATTGCTCTAGTTTTCATTATTTAATCCACCTATCTTCAAGACATATTCCTTTAGGGTCGTTGCAATGTCTAGTTATTTCCTTCATATTACGTAAGCATCTAAATAGCCCAGGTAATGCCGCTGAAGTCCTGTACTTACAGGTGCTACACTGAATGTGTCTTGCGTATACGTCTATCATACTAATATCCTCTTATTTTTCTTATTGATAATAGAGAGGTCCCAAAGTATGTGACCTCCATCGTATTCCAGTACCCCTATGAACGACGTCTCGGGGTCTACTGGGAAATTAAGTGTGAAAGGGCAAGTTCCTACTCCTTTCACAACAGACCCTACACCTTCTACATATTTAATATAATCTATAGGTTTATATACTAAAGGTACATATCGAGTCTTATTATACACGAATAAAGTACCTCTACTGTCTATCCATCTGTACGCCTTAGCATTATGTTTAATTATATCTCTAATACTATTGAAGGCCTTCTTTAGGGGGTACTTTCCCTTTACGTCCATCCTTAGTCGTCTAGCTCCTAAGGTGTCTCCAGGTAGGTTAGTGTCGTCTATTACACTGTCCCCGTACTTGTCCCTTATGATTAGCTTTGTACCTTCCTTACGAACATACTCAGCAGGTCTTATAGGGTATACAGGGTATAGAAACTTAGACCAATTCACTATACTGTTTCTCGAACTTACCAAAGGAGTAGTCATCTCCAATCTCTACGTCTACTCCAATTGGGCAACCTAAGATAGATACTCCTCTCTCCTTCTGGGTTAACTCTGCCATCTTCTTACAGAACTTCTCTACGTCCTCTTCTTTAACATGGGCTACAATAGAGTCATGTACTAGCGCGAAGATATCAGCATTTACTTTCTCTTCTCTAACCCAGTCATTAAGTTCTACCGCTGCTAATAAGTTTATGTCACTAGCTACTGATTGAACTAAGAAGTTGATGCCAGAGCGAACTTCATGGGACGCAATACCTTGGTCTTTAGACTTTACATTTGGAAGCCTTCTCTTTCTGCCTAGTAATGAGTAAATACTACCATTAGCCATAATCTCTTCTTTAGAAGTGTCTAGCCATAGCTTTAAAGTAGGAAACGTTTTAAAATACTTAGTAATAGTATCCTTGGCTTGTTTTATAGAGAATACTTTTCCACTATCTTTAGTAACAGTTTCAGATACCTTAGCAGGCCCTGACCCGTACATAATTCCAAAAGTAATAGCTTTAGCAGCCTGTCTTGCTGTTGGGTTCAATGTCTTAACATCCTCTACAGGGATGTCAAGGTCGAATACCATCTTAGCAATTGTACTATGCAAGTCTCCACCTGTTTTAAATACATCCTGTAGCTTATGGTCGTTACTAAGAACTGAAGCTACATATACCTCTGCGGTTGCTAAATCCTGAGATACAATTTTATATCCTGGAAGTGCTTTTACGCACCCCTTAACAGCTGCGTTATCTCTAGGAAGCTGCTGCATATTAATCTTTCCACTACTAGACAGTCTGCCCGAAGTTGTAGAAGTTAGATTAAAACCTGTTCTAATTCTACCGTCTCGGTCTACCTCTGGGATAATCTTATCTAAGTACGTATTCTTAATTTTAGTTTTCTGTCTAATATTAAGGATTACTCCTGGGATAGGGTGAGAATCTGATAGCTGCTTAAGTACATCAGCATCTGTAGATTGAGCACCTGTACCAGTAAGCTTACCTGTAGGGGTTAGACCCAGGTAGTCGAACAATAGTACTCTTAATTGCATAACACTATTAGGATTAAATACCTTGCCTTGTGCTTTCTCAAAGGCATGAATCTCAGTATATTCATACAACTTATCCTTAGCTTCTTCAATCTCTTTTTCCATCAAAGCTTGAACTCTTGTTAGTCTACCCATATCAAAAGGGATACCGTTCTGTTCAATGTCTTTTAGGAAAATCATACCCGGAACCATAATATTCTTATATACCTTTTTAAGGGCATCGGACTTAACAATAATCTCTGAAAACTTAGCATACAGAGTATAAGTTACCGCAGTATCAATTGCTGCGTACTCCGAAATAATATCAAATGGTATTAAGTCATAAGTAAACTGACCTTTTAAAATCTTATGGTCTTTACAATATTGAGTTCTAAACGTATCTAAATCCTTGTCATAGTCTCCATAGTCTGTATATTTCATTGCCAAGGATTTCAAACCATGAGTGCCCTGAGTCTCATCTAATACATAGTGCATCAGCATAGTATCAGATATTTTTGGAAAGTTAAATCCAAAATGATACTCTAACATCTTTAGGTCGAACTTAGCATTATGGAATACTACTAACTTACAATCGAATAACTCTTGCATTAGCCTTTCAGTTTCTTCATCCATACAGTTAGTATCAATATATACTCCCTGCTCTTTCTTATGAGTTAAAGAGATACCCAGCACATACCCATCTCTCGGGTATAGGGCTGTAGTTTCCGTATCGCAAGCAATGTGTCGTACGTTAGTGTCTTCGATAACTTCTCTTAAATATGTATTAGCTTCTTCAGTGTCTTGTATTCCTCTGAAGTCTCCCGAGATTGTAGGTGGCTTAACTCCAGATACATATCCGTGTAGTTTGCCCACTGCTTTATCCCATAGGGGCTTAGCTTCTGGCTTGAAACTAAGCATTGCAGGGTTAATCATAGGGATAAACTTATCCTCAACTAAATGACCTGCGAACTCTGTTACAGCACTGATACCTGCAATATACTTACAGGCTTCAGAGCCTATTAGAACTACATAATCATATCCCTCTGAGTCAAACTGAATGTCTACATCCTTCTTTAATAACTTCTTCACCTTAATAGAAGATAGGTGGAACATATCGAAGTCGAAATCAAAAAAGTTATTGTATCGGGTTTGGGTGGGGTTCTTGTCTACTACTGCAATTCTCATAATTAAACTCCTTTTTTTATTTTTAAAAAGATATTATATCAAGTTTATACCTTTTTGTCAAGAATTATTCTTGTTTTAACATATTAATAATATAGTCCACCTGCGCCTGATTAAGCGAGCCTGGATCCATACCTTCCTGGTCTTTCAAACTTAGGCTTTCTATATCTACAATGAAGTCTTCCTCTAAAATCCTCTTAGCTTCGATTGCGCCTGCTTGCCCGGCTCTATCGGAATCAAACATTACGTATATCTTTGACACTCCTTGTAGCTTTAAGGCTCGCATATTTTCCATGTTAATGTTCTTAACACCTAGTACCGCTACAGCGTTTGGCAATCCCTTATCAATCAAGTTAAGGGCATCAAAGATACCCTCTACTAATATTATACTTCCATACATAGTTTTAACTTTTGCCGGAAATAAAGGAAGCTCTACGTTAGCTGGGCTAATATTATACTTAGGGTCGGCATTACTATTGATGTATCTTCCAATGAATGCTTTAATTCTACCTGTTATATCTTTTAAAGGAAATACAACTCTATCTACATGCTCTGGGGCAGAGTGAGTGAAAGCACTCATATCTCTATATGTACTAGCTTTGATGCCTCTATAGTCACGGTTGAACTCAACAGACTTAGTAGGTAGGGATAGTCCCACAGAGGACTGTTTAACCTTGCTAATCTTATCTCTCAGTTTTTGCACCTTTATATTCTGCCAGTCCCTTGAGACATTATACAGTTTAAATACGTTACCTTTGAACCCACAACTAAAGCATTGGTATGTTCCAGTTAACTGGTCTACGTGCATACTAGGATTGTTATCCTCATGCTCGGGACTAAGGCAACTAACTACATAGTCCTGTCCCTTAGGGATAAAAGGTATATTTCTTTCATTTAATAGTTCTGCTACATTCATAGGTTACCAGGGTAAGTCATCAGGTGCTTTAGTACTAGTACCTTTAGCATTATATCTAGGTCCGTCGTCATCGTCATCGTCGTCTCCTTTTCTAGGTTTAGGGGCATCTACTGGGGATATCTTAAGGCTGTCCCAATCCATGCCAGAGGTAAATTCTACCTCAGGTCCGGATCGAGTCTTGGTTGATGTTAAAGTCAAACACCCATCAGCCTTTGAGTGGGCGTCTAGTAGGAATGCTAAGTCCGGAGAGTCTAACAGTCCTTTTGAGAATCTAGCCTCGCCTGTCTTGTCAATCTGGTATGGACTTACCATAACTAAGTCATGCTTTCTCGCATACTCTTTTAGCTTCTTACTAGCAAATACTTGACTCTTCCAGTCATACATATCCCCAATTCCTGTATCTACTTGGTTAACATAGTCAACTACACATAGGGTTAGTTTATCTCCAAACTGTGCCTTAAGTTTCTGTAATTGAACATCAATAGATGTTAGGCTTAATTCTCTGTCATCGACAATAATGATTTGGTTATCGGGCTTAAGAGAGCACTCAGACTGTAGTTCTTTTTCAAATCTAACAGCATCTTGGTGCTTTTCGTACTTAGCCATAATATCCTCTGACTCTAAGAACATGTCTGCTCTCATCTTAACAAGTCTATTTATTTGTGGCTGACTTAAATTGTTTTTCCTAATGTCTTGAAATGATATGCCTGTTAGCATACTACTAATTCGTTCCATTGTTTCTGCGGCAGTCATCTCAATAGTGAATAGAACTGCGGTGTTACCCATGGTATATTGGTTGGCTACCATGTTGGCACTTACTAAAGACTTACCAGAGCCTCTTGCTCCACCAATCATAATATAGTCTTGTTTAAAGGCTCCGCCCCACTCGCCATCAAAAGTATTATTAATTCCTAGGAATACTTGCTCTGCTGTTTTATCTTCAGCATTTTTAAATAAGCTAAAATTATCCATTGTAGTTACTACGTCAGAAGTAGTTGTCTGCTCATCTAGTTTCATGACAATTTCAGATAGACCGTGCTTAATGTCCTCAGAGTCCATTAGAGTTACTTGGTCAACGTATGCGTCTAGTAACGTTAGTGCAGTACTCTGTGTGTATTGGTCTGTTAAGGCATCAATAGCCAGGTCTAGTTCAATGTCAGGTATATCTTCTAGGTCTTGTAAGGCTGCTAGGTCTTGTCTTAGGACTTCGTTTCTAGCTTTGGTATTTAGTTCTTCAAAGTTGGGTATATCATTATAGTCGAGATAGAACCTACGTATAGCCGTGAACACGGAGTTATACGCAGTATCAAAGAAAGCCAGCTTAAGTCTCGCCCAACCATCTAAGTTCTTCTCCTCAATTAACTTGTACAATACAACTGCGCCAATGTCCATTTATTCCACCTTTTGTTCGTTGTCCATAATTACTCTGTTTAACTCTTCTCCAAGCTTAACCATCATAGCCTTTCTTAGCTGGTTAAGCTTGGTATCGTAAAGAGCACCAGAGTCATATAATATCTCTAATTGTTCTTGTGTTATAAGTTGCTGTATAGCAAAGTAGATTAACTCCCATGGGTCGTCATTACTAGGGTAAACTTTTACCTCTGTTCCCTGTCCATATAGGTGGGTATTTCGTTTAATGACTTCCTCGGGAGTTAAGCTGTCTATATCAGTATATTTTACTACTACTTTCATACAAATCTCCAAGCGAAAAAAATGGGGAACCAACACCGGGGTTGGTCCCCCACTCAATAACTATTTAATAGTTAACTATGCTGCTGCGTTCTTAGCTGCTTTCTTAGCACCATCGTAGTCTGCACAAGTAATGCCTCTACGTGTTAACATAGTCTTAACACCACGAACAGTCTTTTCGATAGACTCAGCAATTTGCTCTACTGTCATAGCAGTGATATCACCTAGAGTACCTAAAGCATCTACTTTAGCTGTTGCACGAGACTCTTTCTGCTTAGGGATAGAATCGATGTCGCCAGCACGTAGGAAAGATAATGCTTTACCACGAACTGAGTTAATTGACTTACCTAATGCGTCTGCGATTTCTTCAACATATGCGTTCTTAGCAACCATCTGTAAGAAAGTAGCTTCTTCAGCAGTAGAGTACGTACGAGCAACTTCAACTTTCGCAGCAGGTTTAACATTAGCTGTTAATTCCATAGAAAGTAACTTGCCTTGGATGCTCTTAGAAGAGTACTTGCCTTCAGCAAAAGCTTCAGCGATTTGTGCGTATGTGTATGCACCAGCGTTAGCTTCTACAAAGTCACGTAATGCGATTTCTTCAGTGTCAGAGAATGCTTTCTTAGATACAGAAGATGCTAACTCTACGTCATAGCCCATCTTACGTAGCTTAGAGCTAACAGAGCGTGCTGTTGTCTCTAAAGTTTCAGCTGCTTCGATTACAGTTGCTTGAGAGATTGGTGTAATGTCACCTACGAAAGATACTAATGTGTTTGTACGCTCGTCAGTCCATTTAGGGATACTATTTGTTGTCATGGGATATATTTCCTTATTAATTATGTTATTTATTTAGTTAGTTTTACCAGATGTTCCATAGAAACTACTGGGATATTCAGCGATTCGGCTTTTGTTCTCTTACTCGAACTCTCACCCGTCTCATCCACTAGGTAGCTAGTATTCTTAGATACAGAACCAGTAACTTTATAGCCTAAGCCTTTTAAGTAATCACCTGCTTCTGTTCTATTTTTATAGCCTTCTAGTTTCCCCGTTATAACTACTGTTAGCCCTAAGGACTTGGCAGTAATGGTTTTTCTTTTAGGACTGCTAAATGTAAACGGTAGTACATCTAGTTTCCCAACGAACTCTTTATCCATCCAAGATAGTAGAGAGTCGCATGCCTTAGGACCTAACCCAGCATCTGTGCAATTCTTTTGCGTAATGTCATTGATATGACTTATTTTATCGGTTATTTTTATTGCTGCTGTGCTACCGATTAGGTTTATTGAAAAGGCATGAAGTAACTTATCTAATGTTGCTTGTTTTGATGATTCTATTTGGTCTGCTAGCTTAGTGCCTAGCTTATCCCCGATAGTCTCAATCATCTCTTGGATAGATAAATCATATAGGTCTGTAACTGTTGAAATACCAAGTTTTTCTATAGTCTTAGGGCCTAAACCCTTGATTTTTAGAATCTTGGAAAAATGCTCCAATTTTTTAGAGCTTTGAGCTTCACATAGTGAGCTTCTACAAAATAGCTGGTCTTTCACCAGCTCCAACGTACTGTCACAAGATGGGCAATTCGTTGGTGGAACAATTGGTTTACATTTCATAGTTATTCTTTTATTTTATAATGTATATTATACTTTAAATTAGGCACTGTGTCAAGATTTATATTTTATTAGGTTGTAATAAATTTTTATTAAACTCTCCCGACAACACAAGGAATAATCTTACCAGCTCTAATTACCTCTACCTGACACCCTATTTCTAGGTCTAAGCTATCGATATATGACATATTATTCAAGGTGGCTCTGGATATCTTAGCATCATCAATTTCCACCTCTTCTAATATAGCTACCGGAGTTACCTTACCGCTCTTTCCCGTTTGCCAAATGACATCTAACAGGGTAGTAGTTACTCCCGCGTCTCTGGTTTTTAGGGCATACGCGCCTCTAGGGTGATGAGAAGTACTGCCCATATCCTCAAATACCTTATTTGAGTTTACTCTTAGTACTCTACCATCGTTAGGGAACTCTTCCCACTCCCCTTCGGTTACCTGCTTAAACCCTAGGGCCTCCACTAAATACATATCATTATAGTAAGAAGCACTAAACATAGGGCTGACCCCGTAAGCAACGAAAGTTAGGTCTCTTGAAAGAAACTCCTTTACGTCTTTTAGGTTTAAGGCACCTGCAGCATAGTTTCTTGCATTAGATATTGATTTAGGGGCTACTAGCTCTCCTGTTATCTGTATTTCACCATAGTTATTTATAGTATAAGGAATAAGAGTATCATATATAAACTTATTAGTTACTTCGATTCCCGCTACTCCATCTCCTCTAGTGATAACACTGACTAGCTTACCTTTGCTATATTGTATAGATAGGGCTGCTCCGTCTAACTTAGGAGTTTCAATTACAGATATACCTTTAAGGGGGTCTTTATCTTCTCCTACGAATACCTTTTGAAGAGACATTAGTGGAACTGTATGCTCCTTTCTGGAGTCTGGACTATACCCAACAGGGGTTCGTCCTAGTTTCTCTTCTAGTCTATCGAACTCTTCATCGGATAAAAAAGGCTTACCCTCATAGTAAGCCTTGCTTGCTTTCTCTAGGTATTCAGTAGTGTCATTCATCTGGGTATATATCCTTAAGTATTCCCGAGAAATGCTTCCTTATTTGCTCTTTACTTTCCGCTAGAGATAGTATTTCTATTAGAGCTTCGAACAACAGCCCAGTACTTGCTAATGTTAGTGGTATCGTTATACCTTCCTTTGTGGGTTTCCATTCCCCTTCAAAGTCTAAATAATATTTGCGCATACTAAAGTACTCAACTCCTCTAAATACAGACACAGTCACGTGTACCTGCATGAACTTATCAGAGTCCTCGTATATTACCTTTTCATAAAAATCATCTTCTACCATGTGTCTACCATTTGCGTTCCATTACTTTATCTAATGGGGTAACGCTCTTGATTCGTGTAGGGTCTAACTGCCTATAGGAGTTAGAATCCCAGCAAAATAATAATACATTATCTTCTCGTTTCGTTAGTTTATTTGATATTGACCGTATATAGTCATTATCAAAGTTCATTGTACATATACTATATTTAGTTCTGTTTGATACAGGACTTTTATATGTTATACATGCATCGTTTGCCCCGTCCATGCGGGACACAAAAGTTTTCTTATCCATTATCGAGCTTAATCCCTAGCTCTTTCAAATGACTTAGGCTTCCTAGCTCGTACCAGGGTTGGTACGCGTACTTACAACTTTTGCCAAAAGTCCAAATACGGTATACCTTCCCATGTTCCTTGTCTATATTGAATACGCCATCATCATTTGCAGAGCCTCCTTTGGAGCTTCCCGTGATTACTGCAGTAGTATTGTAACGTGCTGACCACACGATGTCTCCATCATTATAGTCCTCTGTTAGGATACCATCGGGTATTAGCTCCGGATGAAAATAGTCCGTTCCAATGCCCCGTAGTGGAACATTGTTCTCTACTAATATCGACTTGACAAACCCGGAAGACCTATACATACCTGATGATATATCGCTAATAGGGTCGCCCTCAATATACTCCTGGATTACACGCATAACTTCATTCTCTGAGGCTCTCTTTCCTCTATTCCTCTTCTTCATTTTAGCCGTGTGGGCTACTCTGTCGTGGAACTGCTGTAGGATGTTGGTTAATCGTGTGGTGTTGTATGAAATATTCAGAATCTTACACGCTTCCTTCTTGGTAATAGGCTTAGCACCTGCCAATAAGTCTATAACATACTTTAGTGTGTTATCGTCTAGTTTTTCTGATACCTTTGCCTTTACTCGCTTGCCAGCCATATCTACTTAAGACTCGTTAGAGGCTGTTAGTACATTAGCTAGATACTGTGCGGCTTTACCGGAAAGTTTAGAAATAATATCCATGTCAGGCTCTTGACCTGCGTCTGTAACTGCGGCACTTAACGCATCTTGGCATTCTTGCTTAGATACGCGTTTACTTCCGCCAGTTGTGGAAGCTGTCTTTGCGGCGGCTTCCTTCTTGATGTACACTCCTGCTTTACTAAGAATCATTCTAACTCCGTTCTTAGATTGACCTAACTGGTCTGCAATGTCTCCCACAATCTCCACAGATGTTTCTGCTGTTGGATTTGCTTGCTCGTACATTGTGATTGCTTCTGCTCTACTGTCGTCATCCCATGCCATATGACTTTCTCCTTTGTTGGTTTATAAAAGTTTTTCTTGAATTTTCTCAATTTCAAAAAGATATTATACTATTAATTAAGCAAAATGTCAAGATTTAAATTAACCGTAATAGCAGACACTCCAGAGACTAAAAAACCCATTCCTAGGGAACGGGTTTAAGGTATCACTTAAATTGTAGTAAGAGTGTTAGCCCTTCTTTGAATCGAATAGTGCGTAAATAACAGCTACTGCCGCTAGTCCCACAAGGCCCTGTGCGCCAAGAGTCGCGATGATTCCGGTGATTGTT